GTTGGAACAATGGCTGGATCAATGTCGTGAATCCTTTTAGGGCTTCCATCGTGTTGGGTACTCCGGGCAGCGGTAAATCCTATGCAGTGGTAAATAATTTCATCAAGCAGCAGATAGAAAAGGGCTTCTCGATGTATGTGTACGACTTCAAATTCAGCGACTTGTCCACGATAGCATACAACCATCTGCTGAACCACCCGGAGGGTTACAAGGTGAAGCCGAAGTTTTATGTGATAAACTTCGACGACCCGCGACGCTCGCACCGCTGTAATCCCATCCACCCGGATTTCATGGAGGATATTA